ACTTTGGATTTACACCAATATCATTTGAAAATCGTTAAAACCAATATTTATATAAAAACTAATTTCAACTATGGAATATACTTGGAAAATTAAAAGCTTAATTAAGCAAAACACCAATGATTTGGATAACGTAATCGTTGGTACAAGATGGACTGTAACCGGAACTAACGAAGATGGTATCACTGGTGAGTTCCAAGGTGCAACTCCATTAGAATTAAATTCAGTAGATACTGATAACTTTACCCCATTTCAAAATTTGACAGAAGTTCAAGTATTAGGATGGATTCAAAGTAAAGTTAGTGGTTCAGCTGTTACATCATATTGGGACCACATTAGTGAAAGAATCAATAAACAAATTGAAGAAAAAACTAATATAAGAATTGATGTAAACGAAACTGAATTACCTTGGAGTGGTTCAGCTGAATAATTACTAAAGCTGCTCCGCTATTTTAAATTGTGTTTTGAACTTTTACTTTATATTTATTGGTGTATTATTACATATAATACAACTATATATTAACCAATTGGAAATAAAATGGCAGAAAGAATCGTATCACCTGGTGTATTTACAAGAGAGAATGACCTCTCTTTCTTGGCGCAAGGTATTGGACAAATTGGAGCAGCGTTTATCGGACCTTTTAAAGAGGGACCTGCTTTCGTACCAACTATCGTAACTTCACAATCTGACTTAGCGGAAAAGTTTGGTACTCCTGATGGAACTTACTATACTGAATATGCAGTTCAGAACTACTTGAGAGAAGCGGGTAGTGCAACGGTAATTAGAGTAGCTGATGTGGGTGGATACACTCAGGTGGCTCCTTTGGGTATTTTTGCAACATCATCTGTAAATCCAGGTAATGATAAATTAATTGGTATTCTTTATAACACAAACCAAGGTGACCAAGAAGTTGGATTTTTAGGTGGTGTATATCCTGAATTTGGTGTTGATTTAGAAGGTGGTGGTCAATTCCTTTTAAGTGGTTCAAACTTTGGAGGATTTATTTCATCATCTATCAACTATTCAAATGTAAACGATTTATCTGATGTATTTGGCGAAACTCCAATTGTACCTTCTACTGGTAAAAAGGTTTACACTTACGCATTCTTTGAACATAGTGGTTCATTAATGAGTTTAGCAGCTGCATCATCATCAATTTATGTAAAAGCATTACCTACACAAGACTATACTCAAGGTGATACATCAGTAAATGGTACTACTGATGCATATTCTGCCGCATTTACTCCTTGGGTTAAATCACAAAATATTAGTGGTGATAGATACGACCTTTTCAGATTTGTAACTTTAGGACATGGTGAGGTTTATAACACCAAATTCAAAGTTGGTATTTCTAATGTAAAAGCAGCTGGTGAAGATGGTTCAACCGATTACTCAACCTTTACTGTAACTATCCGTTCATATTCGGATACTGATAGAAGAAAAGTTGTATTGGAAACCTACAATAATGTAAACTTAGACCCAGCATCTCCTAACTACATCGCAAGAAGAATTGGTGATAGATACTTCACAATTGGTTCTGATGGTAAGATTACTGAATATGGTGATTATGCACCTCGTTCAAAGTATGTAAGAGTTCAGGTTAAAGAGCAGGGAGCATATCCAGTATCTGCAGCACCATTCGGACATGCAGCTTACTTTAACCCTGTTATGTTGGCAACCGCTGATGAATCTAAATTACCTGCGGTTGTATATAACACCGGTTCAGTAGCAAATACTGCCGGTTCTCCAATATACTTTAGTGGATTTGATTTTGAAACTACTTACGTTTCAACTGATAACAAACAATATTTGAAAGCACTTCCTGCTGGTGTTGATACTGGAGCAAATTCAGTATTCGCTTTTGATGGTGGAGCTTTTTCATACCAAATGACAGGTTCGGTATCATCGGATATGGCTAAGAGACAATTAGTATTGGCATTCCAAGGTGGTTTCGCTGGTTCTAACCCAACTACGAAAAAAGCTAAGGCTGGTGATGCTGAGTGGGGAGTATCAAACACTCAAGGATTCAATTGTACCAACAACTCATCGGCTGGTTCAGTATCTTACGCTAGAGCAATCAACGCAATATCTAACTCGGACGAATACGATATTAATATGGTAGTAACTCCAGGTATCGTAAGAAGTTTACATCCATCAGTAACTACAGCAGTTATTGATATGGTAGAAGATAGAGCGGATGCATTCTACATCGCTGACTTCAACGATTTTGATGATACAATCACCGAAGCAACCGAACAGGCAAACTTAGTAGATTCAAACTACGCAGCAACTTACTATCCTTGGGTTAAGACAATTGATACTAACACTAATAAGTTAATGAGTGTTCCACCATCCGTATTGATGCCAGCTGTATTCGCTTCAAACGATAACATCGCAGCTGAATGGTTCGCACCTGCTGGTTTAAATAGAGGTGGTATCACTGGAGCAGTTAGTGTATTGAATAGATTAACACACTCTGAAAGAGATACTCTATACGAAAACAAAGTAAACCCAATCGCGGCATTCCCTGGACAAGGTATTGTGGCATTTGGACAAAAGACATTACAGGATAGAGCATCAGCATTGGATAGAATCAATGTTAGAAGATTACTTATTACTGTTAAGAAGTTTGTGGCATCTACATCTCGTTACTTAGTGTTTGAACAAAACACCGCTCAGACAAGAAGTAGATTCATCAACACTGTAACTCCTTACTTGGAAGCAATTCAACAAAGACAGGGATTGTACGCATTCCGTGTGGTTATGGATGAAACAAACAATACTCCTGATGTAATTGATAGAAACATTTTGGCTGGACAGTTGTTCTTACAACCGACAAGAACCGCTGAATTCATCATCATTGATTTCAACATCTTACCAACTGGAGCATCGTTCAACGCTTAATCTTAAAAAGAATAAGTTTAATATTTATTAATAGATAACAAAACAAAACCAAATGGCACAAGTATTAGATTTCCAAGATATGTTCTTCACTCAGTTTGAGCCGAAGATGAAGAATAGGTACTATATGAGCTTGGGTGATAACATCCCAGCTTACTTGGTAAAAGCAGCAAATAGACCTACTATCAACTTTGAAACAATAAAGTTAGACCATATCAATATCTATCGTAAGTTGCAAGGTAAGGGTGAGTGGCAGGATATTACTGTAACTCTTTATGACCCAATCGTACCTTCAGCAGCTCAGGCAGTAATGGATTGGGTTCGTTTAGGACATGAATCTATTACTGGTAGAAGAGGATACGCTGAATTTTACAAAAGAGATTTAGATTTCTATATGTTAGGGCCAGTTGGTGATAAGATTGAACAATGGACTATCAAAGGTGCATTCATTCAAGCAGCTAATTTTGGTGACCTTTCTTTTGATTCTAATGAACCTGCTCAGATTGAATTAACTCTTTCTTACGATTACGCTGTATTAGAATACTAAAATATATCCTTTTGGACGCTACCTAAGGGTAACCCTCATCAGAAATGGTGAGGGTTTTTTTATTCTAACTTTTTTTAAATAGTATATTTATATATAAACAAACTATTATTGTTATGACAGAAACGAATTTTGAATTTCCTACTGAAGTAATTGGATTACCATCAGAAGGATTAGTGTACCCAGAAGGACATCCTTTAAGAAAGGGTACTATTGAAATTAAATATATGACAGCTAAAGAAGAAGATATTCTTGCTTCTCAAAACTTAATCAAAAAGGGAATTGTGTTGGATAAACTTTTTGAATCGGTAGTTGTAGAGCCAAATGTGAATATAAACGATATTTTCATTGGTGATAAAAATGCTATTCTTTTAGCAACCAGAGTATTAGGTTATGGTAAAGATTATGAAGTTGAAATAACAGACCCATTTACTTTAGAAAAACAAAATGTTGTAATTGATTTGGCAAAAGTTGAAACAAAAGAAGTAAATAAATCTTTGTTAAATGCACAAAACCGATATACATTTAAATTACCAAAAAGTGGAAAGGAAATTGTGTTCAAACTACTAACTCATGGTGATGAGCAAGAAATCACAAAAGAAATTCAAGCTTTAGAAAAAATTAATAAAAATGTATCATCTGCATTTGATGTAACAACCAGATTCCGTTATATGATTCAATCGGTAGATGGAAATGAAGATAGAGGATTCATTAATAAATGGATTCAAAACGGATTCCTTTCATTGGATACTCAGGCATTTAGAAAGTATGTAAAAGAGATAACACCTGATATGGATTTGAAATTTCAATTCACATCAGAGATAAGTGGTGAAACGGAGGCACTGGATATCCCATTTGGGATTAACTTTTTTTACCCTACCGCTTGATTATAGTATTCAATTACATACTCAAATTTGGGAACTTATACAATTTGGTAATGGATTTACTTGGAAAGATGTATATTTCATGCCAATTCATTTACGAAACTTCTACTTTAAAAAGTTAGTTGATTTAAAAAAGAAAGAAGCAGAAGAAATCAAACAGGCACAATCCAAAGCAAAATCATCATCAGTGAGGAGAAAGTAAAATCTCCTCACTTTTTGTTTTATAGATATTTATAGAAAACGTAAGAAGATGGCTAAAAAAGTAATAAATGAAGGTTTATTTGGAGCAGCTAAGAAATTTACAGACGCATTTTTTGATGGTTTAAAAAATAATGCCACAAAAACTATGTTAGCAAAAGCTGAAAAAGAAGGAGTTCCACTTCCGATAATACAAAAATTAAAAAATTTAGAAAGAGAAAAGGAAGAGCTGGATAATATTATAAAAAAATATTCAAAGTAATTTATAAATGGCTCAATCTAAAGCGGACTTACTTAACGAAATAAAAAAACTCCAAACTGAAATAAACGAATTGGAGAAAAGGGGTATGTCCTTAACTGAAGGTGAGATAAAACTACAGGAAAAATTAAAAAATTCTATTGTTAGAAAAGCCAGAGAAGTAAGGCAAATAAACGAAGAACAAAGAAAAGCTCAAAAGGATTTAATCAATGCAATAGGAGAGCAAGAATCTGGTTTAAAATCTTTAACTGGAATGTATGCTCCTATAAAAGAAATAGAACAGCAAAGAGTAAAGGCATTAGGTGAATCTAATATTAAAAGTCAACATAATGTTGATGTATTGGGTAGAGCTCAAGCAATTAATGAAAAGATAGCAGGTTTAACTTCAACTGATGTAGTTCAAAGACAAGCTCTTAATATGGAGTTGGAACAAGAATTGAATTCACTTAGAGGTAGAGGAGCTGCATTAGATTATCAAAAATCATTATTAATGCAATCCAATGCATTAGCTAATCAATATGCGGGATTAACTGAAAAACAAAAAGATTTTTTACAAAAACAAATCGCTGTATATGATGGTATAAAAGATACAATTGGTGGTGTATTAGAAACCGCATCTTTACTTACATCAACTATGGGTGGTATGATTGGTATTTCACTCATTGGATTGGGTAAAATAGCAACCGCTGCTGGTGAAGTTAGAAGACAATTAGGAGGTATGGGTGATGCTGGAACTACATTTGTATCATTTTTTGATGATAATGCAGTTGAAAATACTAAAGCTTTAGCTGGTGAATTTGGTTCAATGAATAATATATCAACCAAATTACAAGTATCCACATCATTAATATCCACAAATATGGGTATTAGTGGTGATGAAGCAGCTTCACTAATAGGTTCATTATCAAGAGGTGCTGCTAGCACTAAAGAGTTATCATTAGACATGATAAAAAGTGTTCAAGCTACAGCAAAATTAAGAGGTGTTTTACCATCTAAAGTTCTTAAAGATTTAGCAGGTGCTTCCAAAGAATTTGCTTTATATTCAAAACAAGGAAAATTAAATTTACAACAATCGGCTATAGCTGCTGGTGAGTTGGGTGTAGATTTAAGTGTATTAACTGGAGCATCCGCAGCTCTTTTAGATTTTGAAACATCTATTAACGCTGAATTAGAATTACAAGCTCTGACTGGTAAAACTATTAATTTAGAAAGAGCTCGTCAATTGGCATTGGCTGAAGATGATATTGGTGCAATGCAGGAAGTTGCAAGACAATTGGGTGGAATTGCTGGATGGGAAGCAATGGGTAGATGGGAAAGGCAGCAAGCAGCAGATTTATTGGGAATTCAGGCCGATGAATTAGAAAAAATAATATATAACCAAAAAGAAGTTGCAACCAGTGGAAGTGTGATTAAAGAATCATTTTCAGCAGTTGGTGAAACTATTAATGCTGGGATGAACAAATATTTAGGTGTTGGTCTTCAAGGTTTGGGAGGTATGGTTATAGCAGCTGGTCAATTAAATGGTGGATTTGCAGCATTTGGTGGTAGTTTAAAAGGAGCTATAACCGGTACTGCACAAATACTTAAAAATTTATTAGGCATGGTTGCTGGACCGGTATTAAAAGGAATCCAAGTAGTAGCATCAACTCTTTCAGATAGTAAATTGGGAAAGGGTATAAAATCAATCAAAGATAAATTGTTAGAAGGAGTTGGTTCAAAACCACAAGTACCTGGAGCAGATGCAGCAG